TGTCAAGGCTTTTCCGTAGCAGGCAAAGGTTTGAACTTTGAACATCCTCAATCCAAATTGTTTTTCGAGTTTGTCAAGATATACAAACTTATTTATAAGCACAATCCAAATGTCAAACTGTTATTTGAAAATGTGCGAATGAAAAAAAAGTGGCAAGATATTATTGTCAACACATTACAAGAAATCAACCCTAAACTAAAGATGTACATTATCAATTCGTCCATTGTGTCTGCACAGAATAGAGTACGAATGTATGTAACAGATTTTGATTTCAAGATACCAGAAGATAAAGGTATCAAACTCAAAGACATCATTGAGTGTGGTTGTGTAGATAGAGAGAAGTCATATTGTCTAGATGCAAACTATTGGAAAGGTGGTAACTTACGAACTTACTTCGAGAAGTCACGTAGACAGTTAGTATTTGGAGACGGTTGCAAACAAGTTGGTATAGCTGATCTCAATGGGCATGATATACTCAAGCGTGTCTATTCAGTTGAGGGAAAGTCACCGACATTAAATACTTGTGGTGGTGGTAATCGTGAACCTAAAATTATTTGTGGAGACAAGCCTTTACGTTCTGCTTCTGTAAAAGGTAGACGTATAAATGAGGAAGGTGTTCGTAAGGATAACGATAAGTCAATCCCACTTATACAGACACTAGAGGTTTATGATAATGATAAGTCACGGTGTCTATCTACAGTAGACAAAGATGCAGTAGTTTCACCTATGCCAGTTGG